GAAAGAGCGGTATCTTAACGGCAAGATGGAGTACGTCATCAAGCTGGCTATGATGATTTGTTTGAGTGAGAAGAACTCACTGCTTCTTACTGACGAGCACCTGCGCAAGGCTGCGAAGAAGCTCGAGTCAATCGAACCTAATATGTTCAGACTCTTCCAAGGATCAGGCCGAAACGAACTCTCACCCATCGCTGTCGAGATTGAGCGCGTGATCACTGCTCAGCCTCAGCCGATTATGAAGAAGGCTATCTACGCGCAGTTCTACAACCAAGCCAGACCTGACGAGATCGACTCTATTCTTTCACACTTGGTTAGAGTTGACAAAATCAAGCAGGCAGACAAGACAGTTAGTGGAACGGTCGTTCAAATGTATTCCAAGCCATGACAGAGCACGAACAAATTGCAGCGTTGTCCAACGACTTGGATAGCTTGCTAGATCGCTATCGTGCTGAGTTTGACTTAGCTACAGCCTCAGCTATTGGAGTACTGACAGTAGCAATCCACGAGCTGGTTCAAGAAGCGTATATTGACAGACTTGACGAGGATGACGACGAAGAGCCTATGCCCTTCTAGACAGTTGCAAGTCAACCTGCATCAGAGCTTGCGCGCGTGTCATATACGGGTTGGACTGCATCAGCTGGTCCACCATCATGGCTCGACGATACGCTGTCTGTGACGGAGGTTGAACACCGCCCAAACTCTGCATAACCTGTTGCTTCAGGTTCAGCCTGTCCATTTCACTAGCCTCACTCGTCACTCCCATCGACCGCATCAACGCGTCCATTCCGTCAGAACCTTTCTTGGAACTTTCCCGTCTTGGGTCCATCGCGAAGGTTCGTTTCTCTACGCGCTCAGCAACTTTGTTCATCGCAGCTTGAGCAGAGAAAGCGTCGTCTTCGATTGCACGTTGACGAATCTTTGCCGCAGCAGCACGCGGATCACGGAGATAAAGGTCTGCTATGTCGTCGTGCCACCGAACGTCTTTTCGCGTCTGAACCTCTTCGTGACGGTATTGAGCACTCGCAACATCCTTCATCTTGCGGATGCGTTGTGGAGTAAAGCCAATAGCGTAAAGGAACTTCTCCTCACCGTTTGCTTCGATCCTAGTGTTGGTCCGCGCATCGGTCAGCTCACCATCGTTGCGTTGCAGGTCAAGATACTTCTTGAACGACACCGGTGCCCACTCACCAACTGCTCGCTCAAAGTCACCTTCAACTGTCAATGCCTTCAACCCCGCGCCGATGTTGCGAACGATTGAGCCAGTCGGTCCAGCCAGTTGGTCAAGCGAGAAGCCTGTGTAAGGATTTAGGCCCATGACGGTGCCAAGTGCGTATCTTGACTGGAAGTCCGGTGCGCCTGGAAGTAGCTTGTTAGCAAAGGCGTTAGCTGCGCCATACATAACAATATCGCTCAGTAGCCCGCCTTCTTCGTCGTCCTCGTTAAACAGTTCAGCAAGTGCCAGTCGAATGTCCATGAACGGCTCGGCGTCACTAAACTCTTCTACCATAGCCATAGCTGGGCCGACGAACGGCATACCGAGGAGGCCTGCTCCGGCAAACTGAGTCGCTACCATCGTCTTCAAGGCCTTGCGTGCGTGGGCACGTTCAGCTTCTGACATGTTCGGAAACTGCTTCTTGTTGTACCCGGTCTGTGCGTATCTCCACATCATGGACAGCACACCAAAGGTGTAACCCTGAAGGCTATACGCAGCCTGACCAGCGGTTCGAAACGACCCCTCGTTCGAGAACAACATCTCAGGGCGGTTAGCTTTACCACCGGAGAACGTTACTCTTCGGGCAAACTCTGCTGCGTGTTCGCGGGCTTCAACGTGAGTCATGCCTTTCTTCTTACCCATCTGGTAGCCGAGGAGCAGCGCTGTTCTAGCGTTGAATTCGGTAAACTGTTGGTAGAGCTTGAGGGAAGTATTCGCAAACGCTTTAATCGGTGAGAACGCTTTCTTGACCAAGCCCTTCGGTCCTTTGACTGCCAGCGTCGTCAAGTCAGCCGTGGACGAAACATCCACATCAACAATATCACTCACGTGAGTCAACGACACAAGGTCTCTCGTCGCTGCCCAGTTCATCAAGTCTTCGATGTCTGGATTGTTCCAGATCTTATTGTCATCCTTCACGTTCATGCCAACCACCTGCCCAGCTTTCTTAGGCAAGTGCTTGGCATAGAACTTCGCGACTTGCATCTGAGCTTTGAACATCGCGACATTCGACTCGAAGTAACCCATGCCTTGGTTAACCATTTCAGGGACGAACGTGAACGCGCCTTGGCCAAGCTCCACAATGTGAGAAGACATGTTCAGGCCAAGGAAGTAGGCGGCGTTAGTCGTGCTGATCGCCCGACCTAGCTCAGTGTCAGCAACCATAAAGTTCTTAACAATCTGCTTGGACTGTGCAACCCAATCCGCCAGCACCGGGTCTTTCAGCTTCGGATTAGCGTAGGCGTGGATCAACGCTTGTGTCAGCACCTTCCGATTAATTGCTCTCGACGCGGCGTTGGCGTACGCGATCTGAGTGCTCACCATGTCAAGGTCTTCTCGACCCGCTGACAGCTTCCGATTACTTCCCGGCTTAAACACTTCATGCGAAGCAAACGCTCGCTGAAACTCAGCTGCATACGCATGTTCGGACTTGAGCAGCTCTTTCTGTTCAGGGGTTAGGTCAGACATGTTGTCGATTTGCTGCTTCGCCTCGACTTCCATTTGAGCAACAGCAGTAAGCCACTCAGGTTCAACCTCGAAGTGTGCTTGACCACGAGTCAGCTCAGGCGCGGAGATTTGGCTACGTGGGATGCCACGGTCGATCAGTTGTTTCTCATACGCCTGTGCATCCTTTCTGTCCTTAAACCCAAGCGAACCAGACGTCCCGTCTTTCTCAGTCCACTTAAGCAGGACATTACCATTCCTGATTTCCGAGAAGAACCACGGGCGCTCAGCAAAGAACTGAGTCAGCTTCATCCAGTTGTTATACCCACGAGTGGAGATGTCGATCGCGTTGTTGAACACCGTCGAGTCCTTGAACATACTCGCAGCTTGGTTCATCAAGGCTTGGCCGTTGATCGTATCCCCAGAGCGAATACGCAGTGTTGCAGTAAACAGGCTGTTCGCAATCTTGTGTACATCACCATAACTCTCAGGCATCCGCATCGCAAGATACCCAGCGATGGTAGTAGTCACCGACTCCTTGAAATGCGTCAGCGTATCAGTTTGAAGCTGAGACATAAACTCAGTAAACCGATTACGCATGTCAACGATCGCGTCTCTGTCAACCTTCGGAAGCTGGTTGATTTTGTCAGCGAGTGCACGATCATGTTTCGACAACTTGTCAAGCTCGATGCCGGCACCGCGAATTTGCTTAGTTTCTCCAGTCGTAGGATCAAACACTTCGCTGACAGTCGACTGCTGCAACCGCATCCAGTCACTCAGCAGCTTGTTGTTCCTCGGATGCTTGTCAAGCTGAACACGTTCCCATGACATCTGGCCATCTCTGGTCCAATAAGGATTACCAGACGCGTCAACCCCGCCAGTCAGTTTACCAGCAGCCCGCTTCGTCATTGCCTTGGTGTTGGCAGTGAATGAATGGAGTGCGTTGAACACATTCTTCAACTCAGGCACCGCTGCAGCAAGCTGGTCGCCTTGAACGAACAGCCTTTCTGCTTGTTTCAGCAACGCATTTCTCGGTTCAGGAATAACTGACTTTTGGTCATCCTCGGGATCGAAGAACCGCATGAACTCGTCCAGCGTTCTCGACTGTCCATACAAATCCTTAGCCCTTCCCTCAAACGACGCCCTTGCTTCAGGTCCGACCATGCCGATACCCTCGAAGTCTTTCATCACAACCTCGTTCTTCCACTGAGCGTCGCGGAGACTGGTCATCATTTCCTTGAGCTTCCAAGCCCGGTGGCGTGCGTCCCACGTGCCAAAGCCAGGAGCGTTGTGAAGGACGGACCGAACGGATCCGTACATTTTCCAAGCCATATCGGTCAACAGCTTGAAGAAACGAGCAACAGGTTTGGGGAGTAAACCAAAAGCGAATTGCTGGTCAGGGGACTTGAAGGTCTGGCCCATTGCCCAGATCGACATAAGGTGTGCACGAAACTCTTCTGGCTTATCAAACGACCTCTGCATCTCAGCAAGGATCGGATGGTTTCGCATACTTTCAGGCAGCGTGCCGTCACGAAGAACTTCAAACGCCAACTGCTTTTCTTCTGCGCTTGCCTTCGTGGTCCAGTCAACAGCGTCTTTAAACGCCTTTGACTGAACGTCGTCAAGCATGTTCTTACGGTATAGGTGCTCAGTCAAGTGACCAATTTCGTGGCCAGCGACTAGAGACAGCTGTTGAGTTGCTTCTTCAAGGCTCAGACCTTGCAAGTCCTTGCTGCTGAGAAGCATCAAGCGGAGGTTGCCATCAATCGTTGCAGACCCCTTCTTCGCTTCCGTCAGTAGCTCACCAAACTTCACATCGTCGAGATTCAGCGTCTTGCTCAACGCTTCGAAGAACGGCTTGACTATAGTAACCTGTTCCTGAGTAAACCCTGCCTTAATCAGCATCCGCTCCATCAAAGCAGGAAGCGAGGGAGTGATCGTAAACTGACCAGCACCAGATTCGTCAAAGCCTTTGCCAGCGAGGGAGTAGGTAAGGCCTGTCGTGGTTGACTTCCCGCTTTCTCCGTCCTTAAACACCGGACTCGGCCCGTTCTTATGCGTTCCCAACACAGTCTTCTCACCCTTCTCTCCAAGCAGTTTCGAAGTAGTCTGAGGCAGGCGACGATCGTAGGCGTCGGTCATGCCTTTGGATTGAGTGACCTGAGGTCCAGAACGTTCAACTATAAACCCATGAGCCTCTGCCCAGTTACCGATAGTTGGTTGAGAAGACTGCACAGTTTCACCATTCAATAGTCGATCTATATATTCGGTATTACTCTTGCGACCGTTTTTCTCGGCGTGTGCTTTTACAGAAGCTATGGCCTCAGGAGTAGGACGAATAGTGATTTGTTCAGTCACTATCTTATCATGCCCCTCACTCATCATCGCTGTCTCACCATCCGGCAAGAAGATCTCCTCCGCCCCGTTCTCACGCGCCTTTTCGATCGCGACACGAAGAGCGAGGGATTCGTAGGAGTCGAAGAGGGGGTGTTGAAAAGACGCAATGTCTGACTGTGCTCTTGCAACTTCTTCTTTTATGTTTGCAAGATTAGACTTGTAGAAGTCAGACTCAGGGTTTTCTTTAACCAGTTCAGTATATTTATTCAGCTTTGGTTCTAACTGAGTCAGATATTCTTGCTTTTGCTTAACCAGCTTGTGGACTTGCTGTGCCGCATCACTCTGCACTTCATCCACACGAAACACCTTCTTCCCATCCTTCTCCACAAACTTCCCCCTAACCCACGCCAATGTATCCTCATTCCCTGTATGCTGTCCTCCACTCTTCACACCCGGAGCACGAAGTTCATACGCAACGTTGCCGAGGCCAGTGGTGGGGTCAAAGGGTTCGAAGTCGTCAGGTGCGACGAAGCCGTATTGTTGAGCTAAGTCACTTTGACCATTGGCAGCAGCATAAGAAGATTTCAGAAGAGCATCAAACTCCCTTGCTAAGTCAATAACTTCTGGGTTAGAATCAAGGAACTTCTTGATTCTGTCAGTAAGCGCGTCGTTTCCATAAACATAGCCTTCGATCGCAACAGCACGAACGTCAGAGAAGTCAAATTCACGGTACTTAGTGTCAAATTCGTGTCGAATCTCGCCCATTCTTTGGTTGGCGACTTCATAGTGTGATCGCCCTCCATGCACATCAACCTCCACCAACCCTTTCTTCCCTGCCTCCTCCAGCCACCACAGATTCACCTTCCCGTTCTCCGCCATCTTGGGATACGCCAACTTATACGCCTCCCACACACCCTTTGACAATCCTGCATCAGTCAGTCTAGCCACAAGAAGCGCTTCATCAATATGCCCATTGACCACATTCTTCTGAATCGACTTATTCCCAATATACAGCGTCTCCTTCCCATCAGTCGATACACCTAACACGTCTCCAATAGACGTATGCAGACCATTGTTCTTTGCTGGCGTTGGAATCTTACGTTCTACATTAGCAGGGAAGTCTACCATATAGTTCTGGCTAGCCACTGCCCAATCAGCACTTTGATTAAACATGCCACGCACATCCTCGGCATCTAGCTCAGCCAGCCTAGCCTCAAGTAGCATCTTGGCGGTTTCAGGGCTAGTCTGTGCCAACTCTCTAACAAGCTCGGCGTTATACGTCTTGTCGTCGGCGAGCTCATTCTCCGCAATCCTCAGCAGCTCTTCCAACCTATCATCCCTCACCTCATCAGCCACAGCCTTATCCTTCTTGTCAATCACCACAGGATCCTGTGCAAACACCTTGTTAGCTACTTCCACAGCTTGCCGTCCAGCAACAGTATTCAAGTCAACCTGACTATCCTTCTGCGGAACCCTGACATACCATTTCGCATCGCCTCTACTCCCATCCACTTTCTTCTTCCCACCAGCCTGCGCAACCCTAGCTCCTTGATCTGCGAACTTCATCGCAAACTTCTCAGCTTCCTCCCTCGAGTCAAAAGCCTTCGTTCCATCGTCTTTGGCCAACGTCGTAGTCGGCACGTCAAACCGCTCGCTAAGTCTCTCCAACGTAAACTTCAGCCTGTTCCACGCGACCAGTGCGTCTTCGTCCTTCAGCACCAGTTCACCCCGCGACGTCAAATATCCCGCAGCCTGCAGCTCATTCCTGCTCAGCCCATTCAACTCAGCCAGCTTACTCGGATCAACTCCCAGTTCTTGATTCTTCTGATACGCCTGAATGAACTCATGGACCGCCTTCGTAGCGTTCCTCATATACCGCTCCAGCTCAGTCCGCTTGGTGATAACCTTCAGCCCTTCGATCGCCAGCTTACGGAGTGTCTTATCCTCACTCGTCACCAACGCGTCAATCTCAGTCTGTGCCGCAGCAACTTCTTCGCTACTATACGGCTTCTTCTTCCGACCACCACGAAAGCTTCCAGTCCCACTAGCAACTTTCTTCGTCTCTTCTTTGATCTGACTGATAGCCGTTTGAACTGCTTCCTCCGGCGTAGCACCAGCCTCAAGCTCGCGCAAGATGATACTCTGCAAAGCCTTATCCGTCACCGGTTCAAGGTTCTGCTCTTCCCTCACTTGATTAACAGTAATGACCTGCTCCTGCGCCTCCCTCAGATTCCGCGGCTTACCCAACGTCTTCAACTTCGCCAGCTTCCGGCTCAGCGAAGGAAACACCTGAGTCTCGAAGTTCTTCTTCAACTTTTCCTGATCAAACTTACCATCAGGACCTTTAAACTTCTGTGCGTCCGGCCCTTCCACCCACAGGTTATCAGTCCGATAGTCCTGATAAAACTCATTCCCTCTCTTATCCACATAAGACCTGGTCGCGATCTCACCGTTCTCCGCAACTTCCCGCAGATATACATCCTTGTCCTTGAGATAGACTTCTCTCGACTCAAAGCCCTCGCCCAGCTCCGTCTTAACAATGCCCTTGAACGGATCGGGTTTAGTCATCACGCCTTGGAAATACCGAACGTTCCCGTCCTTCACATCCTCACCTTCCACCGGACTATCCTTCGGATCAACCACCACTCCACCCTCTCCCTCATCCTTCACCACTTGACTCGCTTCCTTCATCACCGTTTCCACTTCCCCTTTGAAGAGGGATTCAATAGTTGAATCCGTCGGGGCCGCTTCTTCGCGAAGCTTTTGGTGAAGGGCCTCGACAGCGTGCTTGGCCTTAGCACGCATGGCAGAGTCAGGAATGGAGTCAACTTCGTTGAGAGCGGAGAGGTAAGAAGTGGTGAGAGTTCCTTGAGGAGTTGGGGCAAGGCCAGGCGTTACCGGCACGAGCTGCTCAGCGTCAGCTTGGTCAGTGGCCTTCTCTTGTCTGACTTGCTTCACCGCGGCGTCACGAATCTCTGTGCCGTGGATAAGCTCAGCATAGCTGAACGGCATCATGACAGTTTCAAGAACGTTGGCGAGGACGTTTTCTTTGGTAAAGGGGTTATACGGATCACCCTCAAGCGCTGAGACTGCCCAGGATGCACCTTCGACAGCCGAGCCAATCGCAACTTCGGAGCCGAGGAAAGCAGTGAGTTTATCCGCGATGGATTTGGTGACGACTTTGCCGCCGACTTCTGCTCCACCCATACCAAGCAGCTTACCAACTGCTGTTTTTCCGAGTGGTTCCGCAATGCCTTCAAAGGCGGCTTTGGCACCGAAGTTACTGACACCTGGAGCGACGAAAGGTAGTGCTGCCATCACTCCGGCCTGACCATACGAGTCTGACTGCTCCAGTGCAGTCGCGCCAGACATCGCTCCAGTCAGCGCGTTACCGATTGGAACTGAAAAGCTACCAACTCCAGGAATTGCTGCCAGACCATACCCGGCGATTGCGGGGAGGAAGTCGACCGTTTGACCGACCAACCCCTCCCCGACTTCGCGCCCGGTTGCTGGATCAGCACCGAAAAAGGAGAATAGCTTTTCGCCGACGTTACCAGTGAAGTCAAGCACTGGACGAGCGTTTTGGTCCAGCCATTGGTTCTTCTCATACGCAAAACGCTTGGCTGCGTTAGTAAACCAGTTACCTGTGCCTTGATCGAAGTTGTTCGATCCGGTGAAGTAATTGCCGAGTTCAGAATAGTCGTTAACCGACAGACCGAGATCGGAAAGCTGCGGGTTCGCATCATAGCGACCAGCAATTTCAGCGTATGAGAAAGGAGAATTCATCGAGAAAGGTTAGCGTAAAGCCAGTCGAGAAGATCGTTCTTGGCGAGGTTGGCACCGCCTTGGACCATATCACCTTGGCTGCTATTTGCCCCAAAGAGGAGGTCCAGCGCCCATTCAGCAGGCTTTGCCGCGTAGGGAATTGCGCTGGCAACACCAGTTCCGATCGTGTCAAGCAGGCCAGGGTTGCGAGTGACACCAGGCAGAGAAGAACCCTGACCCATCTTGCGAAGGTCTTGGTTGATCTGCTGCTGTTGTTGACGCTGCGGGCGGACCGAAGGAGTTGGAGTGCGACCAACGACAGCCTTCGCCTCCATCTCGATTTGTTGTGCCTGGTCGGGCTGCAACTGACCGGAGTTGACGGCTTCGTCCAGCGCGACTTCGAGTGGCACGCCTTGCTTTTCCAGCTGTGCCACGATTTGCTGCGGCGGTTGAGAGAAGAACTGAGCAACCGATTCCTTGATCCGGCTCTGGTCTGCACCGCGCCGTGCCATGTTCGCATCTTGGGAAGACGGGTTGGAGCGGTCGCGGTCAGCGTAGATGCCGTTTCCGAGTGAGTCGGTGGAGTAAGCCTCGCCAGAGGACATGGGGACGCCAGACCCGCCAAGTCCAAGTGGCTTGGAATAGCCACCCGTTGGAAGCATTGAGTTCGGATTAAGCGAACGTCGACTTCCGCCACCCCTTCCCAGGCCCCCACCGAATTGCTCGGGGACATTGAGGACGTTCATGGACGGTTGTGGCAACGGGTTGTTGAGACCGTACGCAGCGCCGGCATCACCACGAGAGTTCTGATCGTAGAATGACGTCATGTTCGCTCCACCGATGTCTTGGTTCAGCTGACCGGAAAGGGCGAGCTGGATGGCTTCTTGCTGACGCTGAGTCTGCTGCTGCTGACGCTGAGCTTCAACCGCAGCCATTGCTTCGGAGCGGACGTCGCGGCCCTCGAACGGATTGTTGCCGGGGTTGTAGTTTGCTTGCAGCCAGTCCAAGCCAGAGTTCTGCGCCCCACCGGGATTGCGAGGAGAGTTACGAATACCGCCAAATACACCGGCGTCGTCCATTTGTGTGAACTGCTCGCCTTTCTGCTTCGCCAGCATTTCAAGAATTTGCATGTCCTGCCCACGGCCTTGGCCCATGCCGCCTTGGTTGAACAGGTCCATGAGCTGATCTTGTGCCCGACGAGCGGAGTAGAAGTCAGCGTTCGGGTTAGTTGGGCGTGCGCCCATGGTAAGTGGTTCGTAGCTCATCTGAATAAGGTAGAAGGATCAATACCAGCAGCTTGCAGTTTCTCCAGTCCGGCTGGTGCGGCACCTGGCTGAGGTTGGTTCATTGACTGATACGGAAGCCCGAACTGTTGCATGATCTGAGCAGTTGCTTCGTCTTGCCCAAACAGACTAGACAAATACCTCTGCAACGTTTCTGCCTTCATTGCTTCCTGTGCCAACGGTTGCATCGCGTCCCGTTGTTGCATTTCCTGCTCACCGCCTCTCAGCATCTGCAGTGTGCGGAGAATGTCCAGCTCCCGGTCAGGAGAGAACAAATCCATTGCGGCTTGTGCGTTTGCAAGCCGGGCACCTCGCACTTGTTCGCGCTCAATGCCGGGTGGGGCGTAGCTTCTCATGAGAACAAGTTAGGGTATGGGCTGGACTTCGCCATGCTGTTGGTTGGTTGACGAAACGACATGTTCATCGCTCCGAAGTTACCGCCGGTCGGGCCGCTGTACGTGAACCTGTTCGGCCTCGTATTCTGCGTGACAGTCGGAGTGCCTTCTCCGCCGGTAGGCGAAGTAATTGTGGTCTGCGGGCGATTGAAGAACTGCTCAGCAAACATCGACTGAAGAAATGGGTTCATGCCAGGTTGTTGTGCCGGCGCCGGTTTCTGCATACCGCCGGCAGCGAACAGCTGAGCGTACTTGCCGGGGTCAGTCGCAGCCAGTTGTTGGTTTTGCTGCCACTGCTTGGTGGCGTCTTGAGTAAAACCAGTTCCTTGTCGAACCGGTCCCATCAAGTCTTGTTGGAAAGCAAGGCTGTCCTGCCCCTGCTTTTGGATGAGTTGTCGCGTTAGATCACCTAACGATGCACGTCCTTGGTTCATTGTGAGATTACTTTGATTTTGTGGATTGCTGGATTGTCCAGAAAGTGAGAAAACTTAGGTTGCACTAGAGAAGAAAAAAGGTCTTCAGCGGTTTCACGTGCATACGACACAGCACTAGCCGTACAGTTGAAATGCTTAGTAAGAGCAGTAAGAATAGTATTACCATCAAGCCCTGTCTTGTCAAGGTTGATACGACAAACACGAGGAGACACAAACACTCGGCTAGCTGTTCTCCAGTCACACAGTGCTTGTTCAAGCCAAGCAGTCTTTGCTTCGAGGAACAGATTAAACAAGACCAAGTCGTCTTCGATCTCTTGTTGTTTCGCAAAAGCAGACAAAACAGACTGTGGATCCTTACGAAGAAGCAGCAGTCGTTCAACTACAGAGTCCACAGGATTCCGCGATAACTGCACAACACTCAACCCCTTATCCTTAGCAAACTCATACATACTCCCATCCTCGATCAAGTCGACTTGAGTATGCAAGAGTTTACGAAGAAGAGTAGCTACTTCTTTTGCCCCACAGAGTTTATACGATGTAACAACGTGCTTCATTCCAAAGCCTTTCTGGTAAGGTTTACGGTGTTTTCGAAGCTGAACTTATTCGCTTGGGCTTTGACTTTCTTGGCAAACTCAAGATCGTTGCAAACTTCCACCGCCGACTTCACAGCCTCCACAGCTTGCGCAAAATCAGCCTGGCCCCAAAAACCTTTGAAGAAATCGTCCTCAGCCTTAACTATGTCACAAGGTACCAAGAAGCTAGACTCCTCAGTCATGAAATCTGTATTGCCTCCACAAGCTGACGCAACGACAACTTTTCCTTTTGCCATCGCTTCGAGCAGATGAAGACCGAAGCCTTCAGAAGAATGAAGAGAAACCACTACGTCAACCCTTGAGTACAACGCATCAAGCTCTTCTTGTGAAAGGCTGTTCGTCACAAACTCAAGCTCAACGTTCTTTCCTACGCTTCTCAACCACGAAGTCACGCTTGGTGTAAGGTTTAATCCTTTCACCACAACCTTGCTTCCAGGACACGCAGTCGCAATAGCTTTGATCGACAACGCTGGGTTCTTGCGTAATAGTCTCGACTCAGCGTTGAACGGAACCAAAAGCACAGGTTGTTCGTTCTCGCTCAGCACAAGCTCACTCTGGCTTGCGTAATGAGGCACAACCTTCACAGTCTTCCCACCACCACGCAGAATCTCAGCACAGTACTCACTGCACGTCCAGACTTCGTCCACACTGGCAATAGCCTGTAAATGACTCTTGGACAATTCGGAGCTTTCACACACCAAATATCCAATATTCCTCTCATGCCTAAGGCACGCTGAGACCTTTGCGCTAGGCCCGTGAAAATATCCAACAACCGGAGGAGTAGTTACTCTCTCACCAAACGAATACAAGTTAACGCTCTCCACACACGCCTGCAATGCGCGCGCGTGAAGCTCGAAGGCAGTCGAGAACCCAGTGGGCTTCGACCGTTCTCCTATTGCGTTAACATTCATCTTGGTGCTAGGTCTCTTGTCAGTCTCTCAGTTTGCTCTTGCGCGATAGCGTCAAACTCGGAAGAGTACGAAGAAAACTCTTGAGCCTCTTCTTGAAGAACCTCTAAGAGTAGCCTAAGTTGCCCTCCAGTCCCAGATCCAGATTCGGCATCTTCATCCATACTTTTACGCTCCTATACAGGTTAAACTTCCACCTTGACACATCATGCGCAATCAACACATTAGTGCCCATCAACGCTTTATACGCAGTAGTCGTAGGCGACGACGGAGGGAACTCAAACGAAACTTCATTGCCAGAAGCAAGGTCAACCAGCGAAGAGAACAGGAAATCGCCAGAAGCAACACCTGCCGTCGCAACCGCCAACTCAGCGTCGGAAGGATGTAGGTTAAACGCAATGGTCGCTCCATCGGTAATCACCCCACTTTCTTGCACATACCCATCCGGAGTTCTCAAGCTGATATCCACCGGCTTGAACTGAAAAATCTCAGCAATAGCTGGATAAGTAGTGTGGTAGGTTATCTCAAACAAACAAGGAATCTTGAGTCTTTGTGCACTGCTCTTCACCGAGTTAATCAACGTCTGTCCCTCGGACGCGTTCATGATAATGAACGGCTGGTCCTCATCCAAATACGGCGGGAAGTAGTACTCAACCGGATGAGTCTCCCGAAACGTATCGGTAAGAATACTCGAATGGATTTCCCTTGTCGTCTTGACCCAGAGTCGAGTGCTGATTTGCTTCACACTTTCCACAAACCGACCAGTTCCATCAGTGCCGATGTCAGGAGCAGTCGCAGAGAACTCCCGCGTAACTGTAACCTTCTTGCCGGTTTGTCCTTCTTCTTCTTGACTCACCAACGTCGGCCACTCAGAAATTCTCGTAACAACATACTTTTTGCTTGCTCCATCAACTTTAAACAGCCGATGGTCCAGCGTTTTCCAGTCAAGATCGGCCACGTTCGGCACAAAGTCTGCCGCCACTGTCTTCTCAAGCTGCGTAACTAACGCTCCGAGCGCATCACTGCGTGCGTTGTCAAGCAACGTCTTAACATTACGATACGCAGTATTCTCAGCACTCATCTCCTTAACAGTCTATACCCATCAACTTGGAAATTGTCATGCTCAACCAACGCGGCCAGTGCTTCGTCACGCATCCTGACCGGCGGAGACAACACATTCTCAGTATTGTCAGTAAACCTAAAATTGAAGTTATTCACTTCCACGACCCCTGCCCAAAGCAAGAAGTCAAACCCATGAAGAGTAAAGAAGTCTTCATCGGTATCGCTCGCATAGTCATCCATCCACATATAGCCAGCGACCTTAACCGTCCTTGCCACGCTTGTCGCTGGATACAGTTCTGCACTCCGCCCTTGCAGAAACACCTCATGTGCATACGTCGGAACTTCGCCTGTGTACCCTACGCTCGAGTACACACTAACATCATAGTCCGCAGGATACCGAGTGCTCGTTCCTGCCGGCAACTTGGAGATTCTCTCCATGGCCCACACCGTGCCCATCTGCTTCGTCGCATACCGCATTGGCACATCCACATCTCCGTTCACCAAATAGAACGCCTGAAACTGCTTAACAGTATCCGGCACAGTGAATTGACCCGTCGCCGACGTAGTCACTGACGCGACACCTTTTGTGTGCTCCCAGTCATGCAATCTCTCTGCGTGCTTTCTGGCTTTGTTGGTAGCCATCCTCAGCAGATTAATTCCATTCTGGGTAAAGTCAGCCACGTCCTGCCTCAAATAGGCAGCAATGGCTTTCTCAACATCTAGTATCGTGTAGCTCATACGTCAGCGACGGATTCAATTATTGAACTTCAGGATCAGTCGGGCTGACCCTTGGCACCGAGCTTCCCGAAGGGTTTGTGCTTGGTGGTGTGCCGCTTCTGCATGTTGCTGCCAGAAACGGTGTCCGCGGTTTCGCGGGCGGTGGGGTCAAGTTGTTTGGTGTCCTTGACGTCCTTCGCCATCGAAGCGGTGACTTCGGTGTTACATCCGATTCGTTTTCCCATAGTAGTAGTTGGTGTAGGTTAGGCGCGGCCAGTCACAACGCACTCGAAAGTGCCAGAGTAATCAGCCGGGACATTGTCATCGTTTTTCTTGAGCAGAACCAAAGTTCCGTCGTAGGAGGGAGAGGCAACGATAGTGACGCTATTGTCGCTCTTGATGAGTGGCGTGACGGATTCGACGATGCGAAAGCCGAGCACACTCGCTTGGATTTTGTTGGTCGCCGTTCCCATGGAACTCAGAGTAAGGCGGAGACGACGAGCGACAAGCGTTCGGTCGTGCCCAGTATACCAAGAGTTGACGGAAACAACTCCAGATGTTGCGAGGTCTGCCATGGTGTAGTTAGCTGACGATGCCAGTGCAGCGGTCGATGAACATCATCGACTCGGGGAAGTGGACTTCAAGCCCACATTCCGTGAGCCATTCGTCCTTCCGGCCGTCGAAGTCCCGGTTCTGCCGGTTCTTGAGGAGCTCGGTGTCCGAGTCGTTGAGGGGACGGTACTTCAAGTTGCCGATGTCGAGGAAGAACGCGGAGTTGTTGAAGACACCGGTTTGATTGAACAGCGGGTGAGTCTTGAAGTAGATCGTGCCGTAGATGGTTTCCCAAGCGGTGACCTGCATACCGTAAGCCTCGGAGGTCGAGAGCTTGGTGATAGCGATGGACTCGCGCTTGCACATGTCTTGGAACGCCTTGAGGAACCCGGAGCCGCAGAGGGCAAGGAGTTCGTAGGACGAGTCCGAGATGAAACGGAACGGGCGTTCGATGAGGGTGTGGAACTGATCCACGGTCATCGTGCCGTTCACGTCGATGATGCGCTTTTCGTCGGTGGTTGCCCATGCGGACGAGGTAACGTCGGAACCTCCGAGTCGGTAGTTGAACGCACCGCCGTTGACGGTGTTGCCCTTCTCCCACTGCTTGAGATACCAGAGGACACCGCCCATGTAGCGGATCGTGGAATCGAGGTTGTCGTCGGTCACCACCGAGTTATTGACCGCTTTGTCCGAGAAGAACACCGCGTATTCCAGTGCCTTCATGTGCTTGAGCGAGTTTTGCTTCGCCTTGTGCTTGTAGACACCGGTCTTGTCCCACTTCGCGCCGGCCTTGAGAGCGGAACGAGAGAACTCGAACGCGTGCCGGAAGATCTGGGTGTTGTTGGTGATGGTAATGGGATACTGAACGAAACCGGATTTCGAACGATCTCCTTCCGGAGTCGCCGAACCGATCATGATCACGGAGATGCCGTTGGCAGTCGTGCCGTTCAGGTTGTTCGCAGCGGCGGCGTTGAGGCGCACGTCGATGGTGTTGTGGGCCGTCCAGACCGCAGTGATGGTGCCTTGGAAGTTCTTCAACGAGGAAGACGTTCCAGGGACGTTGCGGAACAGCAACACGTCACGAACCTGAATCCCGGTCAAGTTCGCCAGCTTGACACGGATGGTGTCGCCAGCGGAGCCGGACCAGCCCGCAGCAGTAAGGTCAGTGCCGACGGCGCCGGCAGAACCGGAAGTGTCGGTGAACGGACCAGCCGAGTTGGCCTGTGCTGTCAGGTATTCGTGGGTGATGTTGCGTTGTTCGACCCAGCCGAAGTCCTCGGCTTTGTCGACTTCTTCAGTATCCATCAGCGACAGCAGGCCGGTGAGAGGCGCCGCACCGTTAGGATACTGATAGAACACGCGTCGGCGAGCAGAGAGCGAATACTCACTCTTGAACTGCTCGGTGGTCATAAGACCGAATAGTGAACTCATCAGTTTTTAGTAGTTTTGGTTTGTTTTGGTTTGGCGACTTAGTCCCAGATGTCGTTGTAAGCGGCTTTCTTTTGACCACCGTTGTTTTGACGTCCGGCACCACCGGCAGACCCGCGAGACCCTCCACTCAGAGAGGCCATGCGAGGCATGCCGCCAGTCGGCTGTTTTTGTTGTCTTTGCGGACGACGAGCCAGCGAAAACTGCGGGTTGGCAGTCTTCACCAGCGCCTCGACCTGACCCGCGACGACTCGCAGAGCCTCTTCCCCGTTGGCAGGCCGGAAGCCTTGAGCCTTGAGGAATTGGATCGTTTGAGCGATCACAGGGTCGTATCCTTTCAGTGCCGGATACGCTTTCGTGATGTCCTTCGTGAAGTTGGACATTTCACGTTCACGCACCAGTTCCAACGCGGGCGCATATTGCTTGGAAAGTTGATCGAGCATGATCTGGTTGGAATAGCCAGACACGGTAGTGAGGTGAGTCACGATGCCGTTCACGATCTCGTTGATGGCGGCGACTTGGTCCGCCGGGTCTTCGGAGTTGAGCAGGCGCTGCACGTGCTTCTCGTTCGCACGAAACACCTTGAGGCGCTCCTCCATTTCTTCTTTGGTGAGCTGGACCGGGGCTTGCTGTTGGGCAGGCGCGGGCTGGTGCTGTGGTGCGAACGACTGCTGCATTTTCAGCACGGCCGACAGCGGGATCATCTGATCCTCGGGCTCGTCGTCGCCGTCTTCGTAGACCTCCTCCTCGATCGGGTCTTCGTCGTCGAACACATCATCGGCGTCGTCAGCTTCATCGACCGAGGTGGGGCCAAAGCGTTCGTCGTCGAACCGATTGCGAATTGGAGTAAATCCAAAGTTGTTAAACAGTTTCATCTTTTTGTCTTAGTAGAGTTTGGGTTGTCTTCTCGAATTCCGTAAACCAGTTCTTGGTGTCTCGAATCTGAGAAAGTTCACCGATCGCTTGTTCACGAAGTATAAAGTCTTTGATGGAGGCACAGGTCAATCCAGTAACAACATCAACAAAGCCGGCTTCTGCAAGTTCATTATCCTTGCGGAAGAGCCGGTAGGCCAGGGTTTGTTGGAAGTCCCGGCACTGCTGCAGGGCCAGCTTGAGGTCCTCCGAGGTCAGACCCTGGTATAACGGGTCCTCCTCCGATTGTGGGGTTTGCATACTTGAATCTGTCGAGGTCCGTGATGCCACGCAGCGTAAGGATCTCCTCGATCAACGCACCGACATTCAGCGGCAGCGTCTGCATCACGATTGGGTTTGAGGTAATAGCGGAAACAAGCTCTTGCAGCGATTGAGCAATGAAGCCCTTTTCGCTTTGGAGAGTAGAATCGAAAGTAAAAAGGTCGTTGCACCCAACTAGCGCAAGCGGGTCTTCTGGGTGGAAGATCGGGTATTTATCCGCATGGTTCTGACCAACAGCCTTCACGAAAGACTCTTCGTCGATCCCTTGTCTCAGATTCGACAGCATCTTGTTCCCCATCGGGGCGAGCATGTCAGACCAGATCATAGTGGCGACCATCTTCATACGGCTCGCTGCACCAGCGTTGACCGCACGGGCTTCGGTTGCACTACGACGCCCACCACTAAACTGCCCCATGGCGTTCTCATTCACACCAGTCACTGCCATCATTAGCCGCATGACGGTGTCGACGTCATCGAGATGCCGGACAGTAGTGTCAACAAACCCGAGCTGCTTGATAAACTTATCCACACCCAGCCGCGGACTGCCCTTCTTCATCAAGATCCAAGGAGAACGAGATTCAACGCTCGCCATGTCCACATGCACCGGGTCGATGACAAGATTGTTGTCAAGTGACTTGCGGACGGACATGAGTCGTGAGTTAAAGAAAAACGAAACGACATCTTGCAACGCCGAGATCGTATCTGACAGACAGTCACCAACCAGCTGATGCTGATCCGGTGCAAACTGTCCAACGTCATACCCAAACTCTCCATGCAGATACCCCATAGGCTCAGCACGAATGATTCGTTCGTCGTTCGCGACTTCCACCACGTAAAGAATAGGATGTTCCACATCGGACAAGCCATACTTCTTCGGAACAATCTCCAGCTGGCACTCAGTGAGAATAACCATATGAGAGTCTTCGTCAGGGTTGTTCTTTCCCACATACCTCTCAACGCCTTCCAGGTAAGTCTTGCCACGACCTTCGAAGGCTTTCTTGTCCATCGGCTTGACTTTGTCAATACCGAAGACTTCTCCAGCCTTTTCCCTCTTCTTCAGCGCACCGATGTGGCACTCACTTTCATCAGCAGCAAACTCACCTTTCCGCCACTCACTCACCGGATAGTTCGGGTCGGGGAAGAAGTTGTAAGGCGAGACAGCTTGGATCAGATTCCCGTGATACGAAGTCGCCTCGACCCATTCAGTCGTCGGTGCAGCCTCGGGCAGGTCAAAGCCACCATCGGTTAGCACCGGCACAGCAGGTTTGGTCACTTGCACCCACTGAGTCTTCTTGTGCCAAGACGTTTTCTTGATGCCGATGTTGAATCGAGAAATGTCCAGCAGCACTTGAAACAACTGCGAATCAAAGTAGTTCCACCGAAGGTCTCTTTCCAGCAGCCGTTCTCCCACATCCTTGAGATTGCCGTCCTCAGCACCCGACGACAGCATCTCAAACAGCCGACCGTTCTGCTTGAACAGCAAGAAGCAGAACGACGCGAAGGTATTGACCTGCGCGAACGCCATCGGCACAACCAGCTTCTCAGGCTCATCGTTCTCCGCAGCCTTCAGGTCATCTTCATCAGGCGTCCGAATCCCGCGATACACATCGTTGTGCTTGTCCCAGGTCGAGTACTTCTTACTCATCACTGAGCGCGACCGTTTCACCATCCCAACGACCTTGTCCTTCAAGCGCACGAGATCGTCGTCTTGAGTTTCTGCCTCAAGCCGTGTCTTTAAATCTTTGTTTGACGATTTCATTTATTGAATCGGTCAGCCGGGGTAGCGCTGGGAGAAATTATGACGCTTGCGAGGAATAGAGCGAAGAGCGTCTTTGGCGTTGAGACGGACAAGACGAGAGGTGTCAGGTCCGTGCCAAGATTGTGCGGTGACTTCGAGAGGTTTGAAGTTTGACTTGTGTGCCTCGGGGGAGACGTAGGTCAAGTCGGTAAGAACGCCTCGGTAGAGACACTCCATTATGTGATCGTCCTTGTCAATGGGACGTTCCTTTTTAGGGTCCCAGATGTAGCGGTCGATCTCGAAGAGGAAACGTTCGAGGGATTCGTGGACGAAAATGGTCGGATTGCCCTTGTCGTCGCGCTCGCGGAATTTATCGTTGACGCGGAGGACGCCGTAGGAAAGGTCTTTGACCGCAGGCATCACCATCAGGCCAGCGTCGTGAAACTCGTCGGCCATACACGAGCCGTTGACCGGGTCTTCGATGAACGCGCAAGGGTCAATGAGGATGTCTTCGAGGACGTAGCCGTGGACGATTTCTCGGACGAGAGCTACAAAGTCTGCGATCTGAGCAGAAGCGAAGAAGAGCTCGTTGAAGAGATAGGTTTGGCCAGTGGGAGCAGTCGCAAAGAACAGGGCAGCGTGAGGGATTTTCGGGTGCGGGTCGATGAGCACACGAATAGTGTAGCTTCTCGGTGGCTTTTGTGGCGACTCCCAGCCGAATGGAGTATGCCCATACAGGTGCACGTCACGGTCAAAGTGCTTGTAGATCAAGCCGGAAAGTGCAAGAGGGATGCCACGAATACGACAAGACTTTTCTTCGTCAGTGAGAGACTTCTCAAAGTCCTTGATGTTCTCTTCGTCCAAGAACGGGTTGTCGTACATGCTCCCCGTCATCATCCACATCTTCTCGTGGACTATCTCATTGAACTCAGAGCGTGATAAATGCCGAGGGATAAACATATCGTTGATCCAAGGCTCGGTGATGGGGGTACAGGTGAACCAGGCGGACCCTCCGCGGTCGACCAGCCCACGAGACAGAGCAATCCACATATCGTAAGGACACGGCTCGTCGATATGGATCCAGTCCCAATCGGACGATTCCATACCCATCGGGTTTTGAACGAACGATCGGACGGTTTCAATGTTGATGGTAGAAACGCCTCCATAGATTGAACGGACGTGAATTTCAGAGATGCCGGAAGAAGAGGAACCACGGATACCTTTGACGTAGGCGTGCCTGGGAAGGAACCGGAAGAGCTTGCCTTGAACTGCGCCACCTTCTTCAGAGAAGGAAGTAAAGATTTCCTTAGCCTTGTCCCAGTCTTGAACGACGATACAGCCTTTAGTTGCACGCTTGGGGATGCCGAGTGTCCGAAGCGGATGGTCTTCAGGATAGAAGAGCCGCTCACCATACGCCCACGACACGTCTTCCGCTGCTCCCATCTCAGACTTGCCGAAGCGGTTACCAGTCCGGGCGTAGCGACGCTTGTGTTCGGCTGCTGCGAAGAAACGTTCTTGTTTAGGGTGTGGTTTGAAAAACGCCAGACCGTTCTCCTCACGCAGCTTACGGCGCTGCTGAAGAAGATTCAACCTCCGCTGGGCTTCCAGCAGGTCTGACGCGGTGGCGGTCATTTACGTTCAGCAAGCAGTTCTCGAAGAGCACTGATGGTCGCGGTTTGAGTGTCGTGCAAGTGACTGTGCAGGTTCTTGCGGTCTTCGTCACAAAGCTTTACATGCTCCTCTATAGCATTGAGCCGAGCCTCGTACATGTTCTTGATTTGTCTTCCGAGCACCCAAATCACAGCAAGATACAATCCTGCTTGGCCGAGGATTTCGACCAAATACTTTGTGAGGTTGAGCGTTGTGTCCGGGTTCATGCTTCGTTGGTAGAAAGCTCAGAGGGACCGGAGACTGTTTTGAGCGGAAGTTGAGGATAGGAACCAACAGGCCACCGGTAGGAGAGAACTCGGTCACGGGAGAAGCGAGAGATACAGAACATGTCAGACTGGTTGCCTCCCAGACAGAACAGGTCACCATTGGAAGCTTGACCAACCACAAACGCCACGTGGCCCTGCCAGCCTGTCTTCGACCCACGCCAGAACACCACGATGCAGCCATAACACGGCTTGGCAATCTTCGTGCCATAGGATTCGTAAGACCGCGCGGAGGCTGACCTCGTGGAGGGTAAACCCCTCGACTCCAAAATGCCTCCAACTGCGCCAGCACACCACGCGGTCTCGTCGTCAACGTAAGGTTGTTTGATCCACTTCCACCAAGCAAGGATCTGAGCGTTGTGCTTCGATCCAGGAATTTCTTTCAGCCCGTTCCACTTCCACGCTTCCTCCATCCACGGGAGGGAAGACTCCACGCCGGGAGCGTGCACAGCCTCCAATGACTTCCGATAGGCTTCGTACGCTGCGACGGTGCTATCACCTGGCAGGCCAAGCGTAGTGCCCGAATAAAAGCTCAGCGCTTTCAGCCCAAGCTGAACCAGCACGGCGTCAGGCTGTTCGAGGGAAAGTATGTCTAGCTTTGCCATGAGGAGGAATGGTTGGTGGAGTCGGCTGCCGCTGCGCTAACTGTTATTCCTTGTCGGCCAGGTTGGTGATCGCAGCCCGAGCAACCGGACCAACCACTCCATCCATCTTCCCGTCGTACACGCCGAGGTCCCACAGATCTTGCAGCGTCTGTTTATTCTGCTTCTTGAGCTTGAACCGGACGAAGACCTCACCAACAGCACCAACGATGACCGCCAGCGCGCCAGTGATTTCAGTGACTTGCCCTTGGTCAAGGTAACCAAGAGAAGTTGCGACTGCGCCACCTGCAATAAGCACGGCACGCACGATATCGAGAGCGTTGTTGTTTTTCATTCTTTGTGTAGGATAACCTCGCCACTGGCGAGAGTGAGAGTTTTGAACCGGCCGGCGAGGACTGCTCCGGCACGAACCACGGTCAGGTCTGTCCAGTCACCAGTGATGTCGTAGCCGTCAGCGTACGTCACCGCGTCGATAACCGCATCAGCGATCACGTGCACCGCGAAGTAGTTCGACGTGGGTGCAGCAGAAGTGTCAGTTAAGACCACTTGGCCTTTTTGCGACCAGTCAAGAGGAGAGCTCATAAGGATTAGGTTTGTGGTAAGAGTGACTTCAGCGCTTCCATGTAGTCACCGATCTTACGCCAGGAGTCTCGGCTAGAAGTTTGGAAGAATCCGGCCAAGGCAGC